ATCTGTGCTGCGATTGCACGAGTAGTTTCAATCTCAAGTGTCATTGATGACTGCTCAAACACAGACCAATGATTATGCTTAATACAATATCTTAACAACCCTGCATAGTTTGGATTGTCTTGATTGTTTGGGTTAGAAACTCTAGCAATATGAGCCATTGTTTTCTCTGCATCAGGTGTGATGCTAACCAGTGATACTTGCATTAGTCTGATCCGTCGTCGTACATTTCATCATAGTCAAGTGGTGCTGATGAGAATGCTTCTTGTTTGTAAGCATCAACATCTGAATAAACCTCAGACTCTAGTTCTTCCACAATCTCTTTAAGAGCTCTAACAAGAACTTTAAGTTTTGCTTTGTTCATGAAATTACTTTTCAGCTAATTATAATATAAAAAAAGAGGGGTGTAAACCCCCTCTGTTTTATTTTCAACTCTTGCCATACAAAAGTTGTGCTTCAGCGTAGATGATCGTGAGAAATACTACGCTTGCAGCGAGAATTTCTGCAGTGACCAACATCATACACCTCCAGTTACTTTCTTAGTAACTTTAAGACCACGATACATTAGTTCGTGTCTTTCACGCTGTGCTGCTTCCGCTAACACTTTAGCGTTGTACTCTTCGGTGTCATACTCGACACCACGATAAGTGACTTGTGCCATTTGGTTTCTCCTAAAGTAGTTGGAATTTTCACCTTTACCTCTTGCGAGGGATCCGTGTTCCCGTTCCTTCAGTCGGCTTTTGCGTCTCTACAATTCAAACCATATTTGTCACCAAAATCATAATACAGATCAATAATTTCCTGTCTGTCTTCTTTACTAAGGTCAGGGTAGACTTTAGCACGATCAACAAGAGTGTTTATATCTGCACATGACACTGTAACTATAGTGGTGACAGCACTTGATGCAGCAATTAAAGTTTGAATCATAAGAGATGAACGAACCCGTTCCGAGTCGGCTTACTTGCGTCCGATGATGTAGGCATCACAATCACCTGACACTTTGGTCAAGAAGTAATCTATAAGATACTCTTGAGCATCAGATCTGAGATTCTTATCACTAAGTATCTCAATTCTGTTTTGATTCCACTCTGCACATGACATTTCCCAGTGGGAAGCGTTGTGTTCAGCGAGGAGCGATGCCAGTAGTGTGAGTTCTATCATTGGATGAACGTAATGGTATGTTAGCATACCCACACTATATAGGCAAGTAATTGTGTATTTTGTTACACAATTTTAGGTTTTCTTAACTTTTCTGGATCGGATTACCGAATTTATCAAGCAACCTTATCTGATTTAAATTAGATTTCTGTCTTTTCTTTATCTTTTTATACTCCTTGATGAGTCTATCAACCTCTGCATTAGATATATTGACCTTCAACTCTCCATCTTTGTCATCAACAAAACCTAGACCACTCTTCTCCTCCGACTCCTCCTTGGCATCAACATAATCATTGATTCCCTCTTGAATCTCATCCCTGATGAGTGCATTTATTTGTGCTCGGAGTTCTTCGTCTTTCATCCTCTTCTACCTTTCTTTTTCTTTTCTTTTGTTTTATATCCCCACATTGATGGGTTGATATTACCCTTACCAAAATCTATCCCCTGTATAGATCCCTTTCCAAACTTATCATAATATAAATCAAAGATGTTTACTTTTGATCCTCTACACAAATCAAAATGAACTTTCTCTTTGACCTTATATGTAACTATCATAGCATCACTAGGATAGCATGTTTTGTTTAGTTCTTCCTGATTAGCATTTTCAACAAGTAATTCACATCCATACTCAGCTATGGCATCCTTTTCTTTCTTATCCCATGTGGGTGTAGTCACTGGTTTTTTAGTTTCAGTTGTCACGCTCTATCACTCCATTTAATATCTGGAAATGCTTCAGCAACTATGTCTTGTGTAAGGTTATATGTTTGAGTTAGATTCTTATCTTTTACAAGACATATAATCTTTGCCTCCTCTGGGTGAAGACCCTCAAGCATTTGAATAAACATAGTCTCTCTACGAAGAGCAGACAAACTATCATTACCACCTTTAATAAAATGAAAAAGATTCTTCCACTCTCTACGAAGTGATGTATGATCTGTTCCCACAGGAACTTCGTTCTCTTTATAAGGAACTTGGCCCTCTGGAACAGCAGACACTACACTATCATCAAAGTTCCATATTAAGATAGCAGTAAGAGAATCATCACGATACTCTCTTAGTATGTCTATTTTCTTTGCCTTTGTTTTCTGCTCCTCAACAAGATTAAGGATCTCATGAATGAAAGGGTTTGGTGGAAGTTTAACTCTCTTGACTATCTTCTTTGTTTTGATAGCTGCTGATCCTGCGGGAGTTCTAGTCTTCCTCGTCGTCTTCGGTGTTGTCATAATTTTCAAAGCGTACTGCTAAAATTTCATCTGCTGTTAAGTTACCATTTTCATCAAACATCTCTGGATGTGTATACACTGTTTGAGGTGTAGTTTCATATGAGTGTTCTCTTGCTACCCATCCTATCACACCACCCACTAATAATGCAAGGAATGTAACTACTGTTGAAATAGTTAAAGTTACGATTAATGTTTCTGACATGAGAACCTCCAGAGATTATTTTTTTGTTATGTTAAAGATGATAGTTATATCTCTTTTGAAGATAGAGAACTTCATCTGGAAAGTATTCGGTTTTGGTTTTGATGGCCTCCTATTCCTAAGTAACAGTTCAACACCTTTATTAATTTCAGTGTTTGAGTTATTTAGAGGGCTTTCTACCTCTTTTTCTGTCATTGCTATACTTGTATGCGTCGTGAAGTATGGATTCAAGATAAGTGCTTATCTTTCTTGCTTGAGGTTTAGGTATATGACCATATGCCTCACGCAGTTGTGAATGTAAGTTGTCTTTACCTCCTTTAATATACTCTTGGAGATCTTTGATAGTGGTTACGATCTCTTCTGCAGTTGAACTGTTTAAGAATTGATCCACCTCTACCTTCTTTACTCCTTTTAATTTTAAATACTCATAGAAGTTTAGCACAAATTTCTTGTCGAAGGCAAGTTCTATTGCTTTTTCAACATCAAAATATACCTCTTCAAAATATTGTGACATTGTATCATACCAGATTCTTTTCTTGTAAATATTCTACGGTTTGAACACAACCTCCAAGTTTTCTTCCATTGACAATTACTTGTGGAAAAGTAGATCCCTCTCCAAACTCACTGATAAAACCTTCTCGGTCAAAGTGTTTATCTAATTTATAAGTTACAAAATTTAGACCAGTCATCTTCAATACCTGTTCTACCTTCTCACAATATGGGCAACCGTCTTTTGAATATACCGTAAAGTTACGGCTCAATACTCTCTCCTCTGGGTCTAGTTTCCCGTTCATTAGATTCCTCCAAATTGTTCTAGTGTTTTTTTGTAATCAATATCAAATAATTCCAAACCTTTATCGGTAAGTATGTGATCATACATCTTTTCAAATACGGTAGGTGGCATTGTGCAAATGTCAGCTCCTTGTGCAAATGAATGTTCTACATCACCAACACTCCTGATTGATGCTGACAGTATTTCACATTTATCATAAGGCAACACTTCTCTAATACGTTTGATTAGATTGCATCCACCAAACCTTTGGTCATCTACACGACCCACGAATGGTGAAATGTATGTCGCACCCGCTTTCGCGGATAGAATCGCTTGTGAGGCACTGAATATCAAAGTGACATTAACTCTTATACCACGATCAGAAAGTTCCTTACAGGCGATTAGGCCCTCTCTAGTGCAGGGAACTTTGATTGTTACTATGTCATGGAACTTACCTATCAATCGATCTGCTTCTTCAACCATACCTTTTGCGGTATTAGAAACAACCTCCATGCTAACATCCTTTACACCTAGTGTGGATAATCTAAAGTAAACATCATCGGGTTGTTTACCACTCTTCATAATCAACGATGGGTTTGTCGTTACTCCATCGATCAAACCAGTTTCGATGAAGTGTTTGCCGATGATTTTAACATCAGCAGTGTCAAGGAAAATTTTCATTTTGTTCGTAAGGATCTTTTTCTTCTAATAATTATTCTATCATTTTTATAATCTGCAGTGAAATCTAGTGGTTCGTCATGATCCCAACATAATTCCCCATACAAGGCATTGAGTTTTTCCATATCTTCATATAGATCAGTTGGCTCTTCCATGTTTCTACTAGGTTCTCTGTAGTAATTATATTAAAAATATTTTAACACACATTTATTGTATTGCAAGTTACCAATCTGGATAACCCTCAACAATTGGTGGTGGTTGCTTTCTACTTTTAATAATTCTTTTGATAGTGCATTCCTTACACTCATATGAATATGACGATAACAACTTTACGTTTTTATGAACACGATAGAAAGATTGTAAGAGATTTTTTCTCTCACCACAGACTCTGCATGTTCTTTCTTCTAGAAGAAGATGACCAAGTTTTAGTTGTTCGTCTAGATCCATGTTTTATCTATAAAAAATCTAATAGACAAAAAAAATACCCCGAAAATTTTTTCGAGGTAAATGTAAATTAAAAGTGATTTTCTAGAGTGCATTACCTCTTGGTAATACCTCTTCTGGGAACACAAAGTTCTCATGTGGTTGGTCAACAGATGACATCCATGCTCTCATACCTTCGTTAAGAAGAATGTTCTTAGTATAGAAGGTTTCAAACTCTGGGTCTTCTGCTGCTCTTATCTCTTGAGATACAAAGTCGTATGCTCTGAG